TAACTACAGTAATTTTTTGTTTTATTTATTCATAATTACTCTTCCTTCTTTGCTGCATTCTCCTTCTTGCGCTCTAGGGCAAGGTCTGCAGGACCTGAGAACAAAGAAGTATGAACGGTATTTACAGAAGATGCTGAGGCAGCAGCATTTGATGCGCCTACATCCTGGGCCTGTCCATCCATATTCATTACGGTCTTCTCTCTTCCGGTCTTGCGCTGTTCCCTGTAGAAGTTCTCACGAGCCTCCTCATTCTCCTTGTACTTCTTCATCAGCGTATTTAGCTCATCCTCTGCATATTCCTGCTCCTTGACGGCATTCGGATTCGGGTCCCAAGGGAGCCACTTTCCGACCTCGCCTACAAAGATGTTATGGAGAGTGTCAAGGCGCTGCAGCTTCTTGCTGCGAGCAATTGCCTCTTCCTGAGTATTGTAAGATCCACGAACCTTCAAGCCACGGACAGTCGTTCTGAACTTGTTGAGTGCATAGAATTCATCCTCAAGTTTAGTTCCATTCTTGAAGAGAAAGTCATCATAGTCCTCCTGGATCTGTGTAGTCTCAATCTCCTTCGTATTTCTGCGAACATAGCCTTCAAGACTCTCGACTACCTGTTCAATTGAGGCCTTTGATTGTCTGACTAAAAGGGCCGCTCCGGATAAATCAGCGGCATCAAGCTTATTGGATTCGGCATCCAACTTTTTGTTGTAGTTCTGCACAAAATCTACGAGAAACCCCTCGAGCTTCTTTGTCTTGTAGTTGATCTCATAATCCTTTACAAAGTTCTTGAAAAGGAAAACACTCTTATCCTGCAGGACTTTCTCCGGACTGAGGAAGCTCAGTAAAACAAACTTCTGCCCAGAGATCTCCTGGTCTTCCTCTAAGAAATCCTCATTCTCGGTGTACTTGCTGGCCATTCTACGGCAATTTGAGTTTCTTTCTTAAGCCTTTGTCCGCACAAATTTTCTATGGAAGGAATATAATGGACGTCTCTGAAGTTTTGAATCGCGCGATCAAGTATCTGATTGAGGGCGTTGCAGTAGGTCTTGCGGCCGTATTAGTGCCCCGGAAGACGATCGACTTCCAGGAGGTTGTTGCCATCGCCATCGTCGCGGCGGCCGTCTTTGCGGTTCTCGACCTTGTCTCACCGTCAATTGGCGTAACGGCTCGCCAGGGTGCGGGTTTCGGTATAGGTGCGAATTTGGTAGGATTCCCTCGGTAAGCGCAGCGGACCAAAGCGCAGCTCAGTGGAATAGAAAATACAAAATAAATAAATAACATTGTATATTGCATCATTCAATGAGGCAATATGCGGTCTAAATAGATATGAAATTAAGTCAAACTGCGCTTATACTTGTAATTCTTGCAGCTGCAGTATTGCTTATGGTACTTTATCCTTTAAGAGAATACTTTGGCTCTCCTGGAACCTATGTTCAGCTTGCAACGAGTCATGTTCCGACTGAAGCAGATGTATATTATTATAATGTAGTGTATCCTCGTCAGGTTCGCAGAGAAGTTACAAACATGACAGGGGCCGATCCAGGCGTTTTACGAAGCTCGTTTTTTCCTTGAAAGAAGACAATCTATGTACTGATTAAGGGGCGGTAAATGGCTTTACAAGTGCATAGTACAGTAGCAGCGAATGCTGCAGTAGGAGCCTTATTAAAATTTGTTCAAAATAAAGGAGCAGTTCAAGGACCCTGTGATTGTACATATTATCAGAATAAAATAATAAAATTGGAGGAAAAGATTCAAAAATTAGATCCTTCTACGCCACAACAAAAGAAATATAAACAATATTTAAAAGATCTAGGAAATTCAGACGAACAAATTGATGCAAATATAGAGGATTTAAAAGATTTTTTTAAACAGACATTTTCTCAAGAACCAGAACAACAGCAAATTTCAAAATTAAAGGGTAAAATGCCAAAACTAGATATAAATATGAAAATTATAATAGCACCGCTTATATATTCATATTATTTAACAAGTACAAGAAGCATATCAGATGAAACATTTGATAAATTAAAACAATTTAGTCCTACTAAATCAGATATTCTTTCAAAAATACGAAATCAACAAAAATTAATAGAACCCTTATATCCTGAGCCTATAAAAACTATTAAAGGTGATAAAGAGGAATTAACAAAGAAATTAAAAGAGATAGGTATTCCAGATATTAATATAGATGATTGGTTAAATTTAATACTTCTTTTTAAAAATACGCCATTTTATATTAAGTATTCAGAATCACAGAAAGTTAAGCAAGGACAGATAAGAGGTATTATTGAAAAAAAATATAAAGATGAAAAAGAAAAATATGAAAAATTAAAAAATATAATTACCGCTGCTAAAAGTAAAAATGCAAATTCAATTATTTTTACTGAAGAATTTAAGAATACAGATATATATAAAAATCAAAATAATAAGAAACTATTAGATCCATTTATTACAGGTATAGCAGAAGAAATTGAGAAAGATATTAGATTAGAACGTATAATATTAAATAGAAAAAAAAAATTAAGTGAAGACGATAAAGAAAAACAAATAAATACTCTAAAAGAAAAAAGATTAAAAGAGTATTCATCAAGAGAAGAACAAAAAATACTTAAGTATAAGGTAAAATTAAAAGAACAAATAGATGAAGAAATAAAAAAAAATGAAGATGCAATTAAACTGAATCCAGATGAACAACCAGATCGTATTCATTGGCAGTATTTTGAAAAGGAAATACTATTGCCTGCTGCTGAAAGTAAAAAAGGAGGATCTCGTATAAATAAAACGCGAAAAATAAAACGCATTTAAATACTTCTGATAAAATGCCATCCTAAATCTTCGCAAATCAGTTTCCAGATTTTATCCTGTGCATACAATTTATCCCTGTTTTTGAGAAGTGGAAAACAGGCCAAGTAATGATCTAGTTCCAAAAGCTCACAGAACTTGTACAAAACAAAGGAATATGACAAAAAGTTATTTCTTCCTTTTGGACAATGCTTTTGAAATGAAGGCTGAATCTCCTTGAACATATAACGCAACTTCTCCTCCACTTCACGACTCATGACCGGTGCATTTTGTCCATTGAGACGATTTATAATATGAGGAATATGCTCATAATATTTATTAAACTTTATTTTCTTCAGAATCTCTTTTATTTTTGTTTGTTTAAGTCCATTGAATTGCGTAATTCTCTCCTTCTTGAGTTCCAGTAAAATTGCATCATAGACTTCTTGAGGAATATCTGTGGATTCTTTGGCCTGGAATTGCGCCAACCATTCATTGAAGTGATTAATACGCTTATAAGCATAATAACTGACTTCGCGCGGCGGATCCTTATAACTCGGCTTATCACTATCCATCAAAACAAATTCTTGATTACCGCACGTGGTGCATGTAAAAAGAGCCTCATTGTTGCTGAAAATCATCTCTTTGCCGCATTCATCGCAGAGACCAAAGGAAGAATCAAACGATGCTGCATTGCTACTTCTGGCATTCTGGGGATCAATCTTCTGTAAATATTTATCCAAGAGTTGATCGCGGCGTAAATCTTCACCCTTTTCTTTTTTAACTTCTTGGCCCTGCCCACCTCCTGCAGCCTCTTCAGAATTTGAATACAGGGCCGAAAGGACACTTCCCGGGTGAAGAAGCTGTTTTGAAGATGCAACAGGTTCTGCACCACGACTAATCTTTTCCTGGATGTCATAATATTGGTAAAGAATGTCACCTGTCTCTAAAAAGTAATTATAGATATTACTATTTCCTTCAATGGCTGTAATCTCTTTCTGGACTTCAGACAATTTGGCCTGAAATTGATTAATATCATTCTGGTTCGTTGCAACCTTTAATCCAGCCTCCAACTCTTTTTTCTGTGTATAAAGTGAAGCGAGGCCATCATTCTTCTCTTGCAGGCGACTCAATTGAACTTGGTGAAGAGTATCCAGCGTAGTACGTGCCTCCGGATTAGAACGCTTGGTGGGCCTAATTTTAAAGAATGGATCCTCCATTGAAACCCTACTGGATCTAAGAAATACTGTTTAAGCATTTTCATAATTTTGGCAAATTTTTTTTCTCTTGAAAGGGTATAAACTAAAATGACAGGTGGTGGTTTGATGCAGCTCGTCGCCTATGGTGCGCAGGACGTCTATCTGACGGGTAACCCGCAGATTACCTTTTTCAAGGTGGTGTACCGTCGCCACACGAACTTCGCCATGGAGGCCATTGAGAACCCGTGGAACGGCGCGCCGAACTTCGGCAAGCAGGTCACATGCACGATCCAGCGCAACGGTGACTTGATCTACCGTATGTACCTCCAGGCCACGCTCCCCTCAGTCTC